TTATCATGAATGAGTGATCAAACTTGGCATAGATGTATGACATGCCAATAATATCTCGTAAGGCAGAAAGAAAATCATTTCTTCTAAGAACATAGTCTGGATCGCCATCCTTAGGATGCTTACCAAGTCTCCCCACTTTACTATAATGTCCCAGAGACATCCCACAACCATTCCTATCCTCAATGATAGGGGGATCAAAACCATTAAGTTGTAGTGCTGCGTCAAAAGATATCTGGTCTCTGTTAGGACCCATGTCAAAATATTTCCACCATGTCATATCAAACTTACGAGTTTGATCATCAATTGTTCTGTATATAATTGTCCCTAGAGGACTACGATACTTTCTAAAATCATATCCCTCTTTGGCAAGTTCTTCTGTGATCCTAATGCCTTGGTCCCATGTGTAGAATGAACATAAGAATCCTTCCAACATCTCATCATAATAACTGAACCTGTTTGGATGTCGAAGGATGGTAAACTCTGTTATATTTTTAGAGAACTCTACAAATTCCTTTGTCATCTGATAGCAGGCATCAACCCACACTGTCCTCTCACCTTCATCAAAGTAAAGGTCTGGATTGATCTTAGGGTATGCTGATAACCTGCGAGGACATTTGATGTCTATGTCAAGTTCGATAAACTCCCATGGTCCCTCCTTTTTAATAGTTCCATCATGGAACATGACATATCTTACATCAGGATCATAGTAGTGATCTGGAATCTTATCGTATGAGTTTGTAATACAGGAGTAGATAATCATACTACAGCACCAAGAACCTTTCTAATTTTTTTCTGGAACGCTTTGTCAGTATTCTCCACGAATGTATAATTGTGTGGGTATGCCTTAACACGAGTCGATTGACTCAGATCAACCTGCATCCCAACCCTAGGAACATTCTTACCAAAGACCAAGTGCTCAGCAATGGCACTGGTAATCTGACACCCATGATATAGTTTATAATTTTTATACCATCTCCAATATTCTACGTTCCAATCTACAACTGCCGGTGTGTTGTGTCTCCATACACAGCAGTTGATGGTGTGATCCCAGGTTGATGGTCGATAACCGACAGATCGGATGTCCTGAGCACACCGTAGAAGGCGATCCTCGGGGACAAAACCACACCTATGGAGCTTCATGAACTCACCCAGCAGTGTACGCTTGTCAGGGTGATGCTGTAGAGTGATCTCATTTTGTAGGATGTCGCGTGATCTGTCAGCAAATGTTTCATCCATACGATAACAGGCATCCACCCACACATGCGGTTCATCAAACCACAAGTGAGACAGACACCTGATACGATATGCTTTTAGAACAGGATCACCTTCTTCTGGGATCTTTATAAACTCCCACGGTCCCTTCTGCTCAATCGGTTTGTCATAAAAAAGCACATACTTCACGCCCGGATCGTAGTGATTATCCGGGATCGTGTCGTATGCGTTAGTGATCGTTGTGAATATGATCATCACTCACGATTGTTTAGTTTAGTCTCATCACTAATTTGACCTAGCGATTGTCCGATAATCTTATTAGAAACATCACCAGGTTCACGATTAAACCATCCAGTAGCAATATACTTATTCTTATCGCCTGTCAAGAAAGCACCACGATGCATGTGAGTATAGCAAGCAGGCCAAATAACAACAGTTCCTCGTGTCGGATGGAAAGTCTTCTTCTGATAAAGGAAGTCAGTTCCACCACCATTCTCGGGTGGGATGTCATTCAGATAGATCATCCAGGTAAGAACACGGTCACGATACATGAAGGACCCATTCTCACAATGCCAGACATGATATCCACCACCAGGTTCAGTCTTCTGAAGTTTACAAGTCCAGGAAGAGACAGGATCAGCAGAATCAATGATGCCTTGATACTCCTTAGCATACATCTCAAACGCTTGACCAAGAGCTTGATTGACCTGTGCTGCGAGACCAGGATCAGACACCTCAAGGTAGATGCCATTGTCTTTACGACCCATCAGACCGTTGGAGAATTGTGTTTCACCATCCCCAAAAGATGCTAGAGAATAGTCTCCCTTCTCATAACAATCCTCTTTGACATACTTTATTCCATGCCAGTAATCAAATGCCTTGATAAGAATGTTACAAAACTCTTCCGTTACTAGACCTTCGGCAACACCGATGTGGTCATAGAACTTCATTTTTACTTCACTCATTGCTGTACGTATGCTTGGGGTGGTAGTCTGCCAACATATTCGTCAAGGATCATTAGTTCCTCAAGTTTAATATCTTGTCCGTTTTGCTTCCAGTAATTCTCTAGTCCTTCTTGACTATCCTTATGGAAGATATCAATGTGCTCTTCATGGATGGCAGAACCCATGTTGAGTTTATAGTTAAAGATCGGGACAGCATATCCCTTGCCACTATCTAGGATCAAATCCTCAGACACCGCACGAGGTTTAATGTTCTGGTCAATTTTCCAGAAGTTACCACGTTGGTGTAACTTTAGCACCTTCTCTGCGTGATGTCTAGTGATAAGATAACAAGCAGCAGAGAAGTCATTGATAAACCTTAGGTGTAGTTTTAAATGAATACCCTGAGGATTGATGATCGTAAACTGACAGGTGTCAAAGTTGATCGGGAGTCTGTTGCGAACTTCAGTCCACTTAAATGCCCAATGCTTAGCAGTGTTTAGGTCTACATCATCTTCCATGATCATGACCTCATCAAGGTCAGTCTCATTAACAAAATACTTAATCGCTTCCAGGTGAGTCAGAACACATCCAATCTCACCAGGATTCATGTTATCAGGAACCCTACCCTTCAGTCTGTCAGTAGCATCATCACTACCATCAATACCAGTGATACGATGGTGGTTCTCAATCTGCCAGTAGGCAAGATGCTCTTCCATGTACTTGCGGCGTTCTGGATATCGATCCAGGTTTAACCACAGGACAAGAGGAAAGTTCTTAAGCTTCGGTGCTGCTTTGTTCTTGTCCATTATCAAGTGCTTGCTGTCTTCTAACTTTGGCGTACTCAACGTTGTCATAGTATTCAGAAAGTTTGCCTTTAGACATGACTCTTAGTTTTTCCCAAAGAGCTCTGTTCTCCTCAATATGTGGATTGGTAAACCAAGAGTTGGAAGTTCTAGTGTGCTCTAGGTGCATGATGTCTCCATTATATCGGATGACATTAGACAGGGAATTAAACCTCATGTAACGCTCATCATCTTCATATCCATAGGAGATAAAGTTCTCATTCTCCATGCCCAGACGGATGTATTCTTCGCGGTCAAAGAACTGACAGAATCCATACTTGGCATCCCACTTTCTACACTGTCCCTCAAAGGCATCGTAGTTAAAGTTTGAGTTGATGAAGGCACTTACACTTTCATCTGTAGGAGTACATTGAACTTGATACTCACCAAACCCATAGGGATATACACACTTGACAGGTTCTGGTTTGCCACCCTCCTCAGAAATATATCCGTTAAGGATATAATCAACTGCCTTAATGTAACTCAGTTGAGGTAGAAGAATATCACTGTCATAGTTTACAACTACCGGAGTCTTAGCAGCGATTGCCATGTCGTTGAGCAATCGAGTACGATGGAATGTATAATCATCACTCTTCTCAAAGATGTGAAAGATCATAGACATCTCTTCTGGAAGAAGAGCTTGTTCTAGTTGTGGAACAACAGCACTCTTAAAGATCGATTCTTGATCGAGTTCGTGGACAATAATATTTGTCCTAAAGTTCCTACAAAGATAGATCAGCGTAGTGATGATATTACGCATACGATCAGCAGACTCGATCCTCAATGGGATCAAAAACGTTGCCTGCTCTAGACCATAGCGTACAATTTCTTTTTGTTCTAGCATCAGATCACCTCCCAGTTGTCACAGTATAGATCAGAAGTATCGTGTGCCGCAGTATAACCTGTACCAAACCACTTGCTAGGAGCGATGATTCTCTTGTCAGGGTTCTCACTCAACCAGGATCCCCACCAGGAGAAGGATGAGTTAGCGATGATGAAGTCACTACAGAGTGACATCATACAAAGGTCAGCAAGGTTGTCTCCGCCTTCGGAAACAAGGAAACGATCGTCGTCGAACTGATCATTACACCAAGCAGGATCGTCGCTAAAAATAATAACGTTACGGTCAGAATCAAATTTGTCCAACGCGGCGTCATAGTATTCCTTGGAACACGGTGGGTGGTTATCAGAGTTCACCAAATAATCACCACGACGGACGTGTAGAGCAATAGGTTTCTCTACCGTTGCGACCATCTGCTTACAAGGATCGAGAATGTTATTCTTAAACTGGAAGTCCTCACGGATTTCCTTCTCGATATGCTCAAAGTATTTCGTTGACTGTAGATAGGCGTATACATTATGCCCATCAGGCATGTTGTCAAACAAGTTCTGGTCAAACTTAAAACTTGCTTCCTGAACATATGGTCCAGGACAGGTAGCAATGTTGGTTAGACCTGTAAGTTTGAATGCCTCGAACAACTGGTGGTCTGTCCACTCATCCTTAAAGTCACTAGCAGGGATACAGAATTCGTACCCATGTTTTGCTGCGATGCCACGAAGTCCGGCGTACTGGAACATCTGGTTACCCAGACGACCGTGCCGCCCTAGATGATTAAATCCAATCACTTATGCTTCTCCTTCAAATAATCAATTTCAGTAGGGATGAGATGCTCGTATGTTCTTTGAGTTTGGTTTTGGTGCTCTCTATTAGAGATATGATAGTCGGTTAAGACTGCGGGATCTCCGTGATATTTATAGAGTCTATAGTACATATCACAATCCATAAGCATCGTCAACTCCTCATCAAAGTATTCATCGATACCATTCCTCATCGCCAGGATAGAAGGGGAACTCAAAGTGTTTACACCTTCCAACAGTCTGTCGTTATACTCAGGAATCTTTGGATTGTAATGCGAATGACCGTCGTCAATGGTGTGAGCAAAACCAGTCACTGCCCAGTCTACCCCATCGACAAATGCTTTGTCAAGTTCTTCTACCAGGTTTTTTGTCAGGATAAAGTCATCCTGAAACATGACCTTCAGGATTTGTCCGTCTGCATGACGTAACGCACAATTAGTATTGGCGCTGATCTGCCCACGCTTTTCTTCATTCTTGACATAGTTGATTTCAAACTCGTTAGCATACTCTTTACAGGCTTCAAGAACGACATCGGTTTTACTATGGTCGGAGATCCAAACGTTAAAGTCTTTGTTTGTCTGGTGGGACAAAGCATAAAAAATATCGAAGAGGTAGCGTTGTGCTTTCCCCTTCGATTCGTAAGTCGGTATACAGAAACTGACTCTCATCACGTATGTAGAATAGCGTTTTCCTTGATATCAGCAAGGATAGTTTTGGTCAGACGAGGAACAACATCGTTCTCACTATGGAATTGCTTTGCCTTCTCATAGTTTTCTTCGATAGCATCCTTCCTCTTATGGTAGGAGTCTTCGTTGATGTTAGTTAGAATCCTCTTCAGGTCCTTGACATCATCGAATGTAATGACTCCATCCATATTAAACCAATCACCAAGGTTAGGACAACCGTAGTAGATAGGAATAGTTTTGCTTGCGAAGCAGTCGATAACTTTTTCAGTAAAATAATTTTTCTGCTGCGAGTTTTCTACTGCGATATGGAACATCGCTTTGTCAAAGAAATCGTTCCGAGTCTCATGGAACGGTGGTGACATGTGCTGATAGACAGTCAGACCATTAGCATCATCAATATCAACCAGGAAGTCAAAGATTTCTAGTCGCAGTTTGTGTCCAGGAGTTTGGATTTTACTGCTGGTCACAAACGTGATGGATGGTTTCTTATCGATCTTTAGATTCTCGAAGTCCAACCAGGATGCTCCCCATGGGAACAGTTCTGCTGATGGATACTTGTCTAGAACAGACTGTGTGAATGTATAGATTCTGTTGAAACTATGTGAGTTTGCTAGAGCACCTTCGTTGATAGTCGGTGCTACAGCGTATGGTTCTGCTAGGAACAGGATACGATAGTCTGCGTCTTTGTCATAAGAAAGATTGTCAATAGAGATACTGACTTTCTTATTACCAACTTCTAGTCCTTCGTCACCCCATGGATTCCACCACAGTTGGAACACTTTTGCTTTCATCGTATTTCTTGAAAATGATAATGGAAACCAAAGGTTTCTTTCTCGCTGTCCGGGAGTGTTGCCTCCCTGGCAAACTTACTAGCAACATTTACGGGAGCAAACTTACATCCGTTTGCCTCAAAAATATGTCTATTATGAACACAAATGTTGCCGTCCTCATTATATAGACCAGCATTCATATGCTTGTAGAAGTCACCAACATTGACCTCCCAAGGGATCTCGACATGGGCAGGTAGGTCTAGTAACTTCTTACTTCTTAAGGAGAAACCACCGTTGCCGACCCGCTGGTTTTTTCCCCAGGGATCCAGATAGGCGTTGGGATCATCCCGCCATGGTGCTCCAATGTAGTCATAGTCCAACCAACTGCTGTCCCACAGATGAGGACGAATAACATAACCATCTGGGTGGATAAGGAGAAGGTGGGAAGTCTCACAATGCTGTGCTAGATTGTAGATACAATAGAAATTGAAGTCATTGATAGACTGAATGGGATAAGTCTTCTCATAGGTAACCTGAGGATCCAATCCCTCAGGTTTTCCATGACTGCCAAGGAACTTAGCAGCACCCCACTCAATCTCTTCACATGATTTGTTGATCGCGTATACCGCGTCAGGGATATCGATGTCTGCCAGGATAAGCAGTGTTACATCAGGAATCTTTAGCACGTTTCACTGCTCGGTTGAATACAGAAAATAGATCAAGCAAATTCATATCAATGTTTTGTGCTTCATCATATAGATGCTGATTGTTAGTCAGCAATGTCTTGGTAACCTTAGCAAAATCATCTACCCACAGAACAGGATAATCCTTATAAAGTTCCTGTAGGTAGTCTGACTTTTTCATAATGGGAACACGCTTTAAGTATAGCACTTCCCAGTTACGATGACAATCCACACCGTTACCTTGTGGACAGATCATAAACTTATGCTCTAGGATCTTCTGACAATACACATCATAAGAAGCACGTTCGCCAACCGTAGCAAACTTTTTCTTAGAGAAGATCTCACGAATGTTACCACGCTCACTTAGATTAGTATGCTCGGCGTGGTTGATGTACAGGAGTTTCTTTGGTTTTACCTCCTTCTCCATGAAGGTCTTGAGTATTCCGATTCGATTGTCACTGGGATGTATGATTCGCTGTACCCCGTATGGGAAGGGGTGAACCTTGCCGCCAAATCCGACAGCATTTGTTCCATAGATCGCAGCAACGTTCTTAGGAATTTTGTCATGGATATCCTCCGTGATGGGTGTGTCTTCTAGATTCGTAAAGATAATAAACTTTGTATCAGGAATAGATCCACAGAGTTTAAGTAGATCATTGGTCTCCATGAGACCGTCAACCCACTTCTTATCGTCTTCGTTAGAAGTATAAACGTCGCGGTTGTAAAGTCGAATATTGTCGATGAACAATGTCATCCACTCTTTAGTCTTCGCTAGTTCTACAAAGTCTTCGTTGTCAGTAGATGCTTGTGACATGAAGGCACCAGGCACTCTACCGATACATCCAGATTGGTCACCAAATGAGTAGTCGCACTTGTTAGATACTGCTACTCCTTCAATTACATTCATCCTCTAATAAACCTCGCCAACTTTTCTTGGTTGTTTACAATGTACTCAGGGAACGACTCGTCGATTGGGACTGTCGTTGGTTTATATAGGTAGTCCCTACCATACGGATCTACACCCTGTGCTATACGGTCCTCCATGGTGTCTCGGAACTGCTTAAGGTTATTCTCCTGGTGCTCATAGGCATCCATCTTGGAGCGTACCATGTCGGCATCACCGAAGAAACTCCAGTGCCAGGCAGCGTTATCGATCTTCCACGACTCAGCATGTGA